AGCCCGCTGGGAGGTTGGACAACGTACCAGCATCGATTAACTGCCTCAGTGCCGCCGTGGCGGTCCGTGACAGCCCGCCAATAGTGTGAATAAGCCCCAAACCGTAGAAACCGAAGCCCGGAAGGAACTTATAGTGCACAAAATACTGGATTTTCTTCTTGGTTTCGTCGCCCTCATTGTAATTACGACGAATTGACAAGATTTGACCGTTGTCCTGACTGATTGTGACCACATACGGCACCTTAATACCGGTCGGTTCACCGTCTTCATCGGTGTCCTCGTACCCCTCAAGGTCCAAATCAACGTGGCACTCAAGCAAAGTGCAGTCATAATCGATCTGAGACGGCGAAACACCGTCAATTCGTTCTATTTCGCTGCCCACACTGCCTACTTCGGCCTGTGCCGGGATGACATCAATGTCCAAATAGAAGCCTGCGACCTGCTTTTTACGCAAATCGTTGAGCGACATACGCAAAACCTGCGTAATATTGGGGCAAGTCTCCAAATCTGACGTTTCATACGGCACTACAAGCTGCTCAACAGGCACAAACTTGCTTACAGCGCGGTCCATCGTCTCGTCATAGTAGATTTTCTTGAACGTGCTGCCCGCCAGCGGCAAGTAAAACAGCATCTGGTCCAGTTCAGGCGTGTACTCCTCCATCACATTGGTGATGTAGTAGTTCATAAACTGCCTTACGCGGTCAGACTGCTGCTGTTTTTCCCTAGTTTCACTTCCGATGATCGCAGTACGCACTGGCCCAGACGCTGGCAGCAACTCGTTAAAGGCTTGCGCTTGGAATTGTGTAGCTGCCTCTGCAAGCAGGGGATGCGTAACACCGGTAGCTCCTCGGAACGGCTGGGTTCTCTCCTCGTAGGAGAAACCAAGAAGTTCCAAACCGTTGGCGTAAGCATCTTCCCACTCCTGTCGGCTCGCTTTGTTAGCATCAAACTCGCCCAGAAGCTCACTGGCAATACGCCCGAGCTCACGATCTGGCATTTCCTCTGCTAAGTTCGCATAAAAGTCATCGTTTTGTCCGCGCTGGTCTTGCGGGTCAAAGTCGATCACAACACCGCCGTCGTCTTCGGGGACAATCTCAATGTCCATGCCTTCAAAAGCCATGGTCTCTTGGCTACCCGGGAGCTCCAGCTCTACCTCTGCCGCTAAATCCTCCGGATCAAGCTGCGTAGGGACCGTAGTTTCTACCATCCCGGCAATCGGTTCACGCGCCATGTATAATCTCCTTTACGTCAACCTAACATAGACCGGTTCATATTCCTAGCAACCGGAACCAAGGACTCCACGCCCCGAGGGCCGCGGCCCGCGTTCCTCGCAAGATCGACCATGCCCATCACACCACCCTCCGCCTTTCGCGGATAACGGACCATGTAACGATCAAGCTCAGTTATGTTAGGATCCGGGTCTTCAAACTCAAAGCCCTTGCTCTTGTAAAAATCTACAAGATCGTCAAGACGAATAGTCGGCTGTCCCGGAGACTCAATAGGGGTAGGGAACAACCTCATGGTAGTTCCCGTCTCATCCGCCAGCTTGTTTATGCGATTCAGGACTTCTGACCCGTGGCCCTGACGCCGCGGTTTTCCAAACAGAACAGAAATCTCTATCGTGTTGGGCATCACCTTGCCGTTTATGTCTACACTAGGCGTGAGAGTTACTTCCGATCCGCCCAAGTCAGAAAGGAAAAACCTGCCCGGCTCATTTGCCGGGTTTATTTGAATACCGCCAATTTTCTCGCCCATCTCTTCGGGGCTAAGGCCCGTGAGCCGCGATTCCTGAATACCGCCAAACCGGTCAACTGCATCGCTCTCCGCCACATTCACATCTGCATCCGAAACCATCTCACGACGCAAAGCCGTCGGAACAACCTCCTTAGACCCCGGATCTCGGAACATCTGCTGTACCATACGAGCCTCAACCTCGCCGTATGAGTTTCGGTAATATTCTAAGGCCGCTTTTCGCTTGTACCGTTCATCGACCTCCGGAAACGCTTGATCCAGCCGGTTGTAAATATCAGTAAACGCAGCGCCCCCGGGGTTGTTCTCAATAGCCTGTATCGCGTGTTGAACTTCATGCAAAATAGACGATTGAAGAGAACTCGCATCCACCGTGTCCCCAATCATAAGAACCGGCTTATTCTGAAATCCATCACGAATATATGCCGCTTGAATCCCCTGATCTTCGGCATCTACCAGACGAAAGACCTTCATCTTAGCTAACTGAGGGTACTGCTCATACAACTCAGGATAGTCCAAAATTTCGGAAAGCTCCGGGAACCGCGCTACGTCTTTGGTGCCATCCGCCAAATTATTCATAGTTTCATAGTCTATGAATGTGTCCCCACCTTCCGTTTGAGCTATGCGGGCCCTCGCTACATCAGGCTTCAATCCAAAAATGTTCTGGTACAACGGGTGATCAGAAACAGTCAGATAGTCATTTGCAGAGCTGACCTTGTTATCCGAAACCACCTCTCGACCTCTTTCGTCGAGCTCAAGATTGAATTTAAGTGTCGAATCTTCTACCCCCGGCACCACATACCGAAAAGAATCACGCTCTCCTCCCAGAGGGGCCTCGTCAAAGTACGCCGCTAGCTCGTCATAAATTTCCTGATCGGTCTTCGTGCGCCGCGCTGCGCGGGCCTCGCTAAACTTGCTGGGGCCATCTTTGCCCATCAAGCCACCAATCATTTCCGTAATAGAGGTATCCGGTAACGCCGCAGTTATACCCTCCGGCGTTACCGCCTCCCCACGATTCAAAAACTTCATAAACGCAGCAATGCCGTCAGCAGCCATGTTAGCGCCGCGGGCCGTGATCGCCTCACCGGCACCCGCGAGACTACCTACAAGACGAGCGTCATCCCGAATACGCTGCAACTCTGGGGTAGGAGCCGTGCCAAAAACCTTCTCGCCCAAAGCCTCTGAGCCATATTCCGCGACAATCTCGTCTGCGGCCTCCGGCATAATAGAGGCTACATCAGGCATTATAAGGTACTGAGCATACGGAAGAAGGTCGGCAAGGCCGCCAACAAGGTCCGTGGTCGCGCCCTGAACTAATCCAGTAAAAGTCTCCTGAGTAGAGCCCGGCTGATTTACGTCAAAGCCCCGCGGTTGCGGTCTCTCAGCCATCAGTAATATGCCCTAACTTGCATTCCCGTATCCTCATCGTCCCAATCGTCAGTCGGCAACTGCACAAAATTCCCCTGCCGATAACGCATCAAAGCCTGCGTCATGCTATCGACCAAGTCGTCATGCTCCCCGTTAGGGAACGCCGCCACCTCCTCAATCATCTCATCAGCAAAGGTGGTGTCGGGGGCCCAGACCATGCCCGCCTCAAACAACGGCGATACAGAATGAACTCGCGTAACCTTATCATTACCCTTACTAGGCGTAAAGTTAACAACAGGGATTCCCATGTTTCGTAATTCATGAGTCAACGGCATACCAGAAGCCTTGGCTTCCACGATGACGGTGTCGGGGTCCCAATACTTATACTGCTCCAAAGCCTTTTGCTTGAGGTCAGGAAAGTCCCACCGACCCTTCGTGCTGTCCAAAAGTATGAGTCCCGGAGGGCCCCCAATCTCCTCCGGCCTGAAAACACCCCAAGTCGTGATCGCCGAGTAGTCAGCAGTTTCGCGTTTCGAGAACGCCGTGTCGTAGCTCTGGATCACATACTCCAGATTCGGGATGTTGTCCTTCTCCCACTTCCTCCACCACTGACGAGGAATGATCGCATTCTCTTCACCCGTCGGGTTCTGCTGATACTGCGCGTTCCACTTGCTCGGGGGAATAGATGCGCGGACCGCGGTCAGATCCTCAAGAGACCAGAATTCGGGCCAACAGGGCTTGTCGTCATCAAAAATGGCCGGGAGCTCGACAACTTCCCACTGGTCAGCTAGCGGATCTTTAGCCATCGCACGGAGCAACTGCCCTGTCATGTCCTTCTCGGACCACCGGGTCTGGACCAGAACTATACTGCCGCCCGGCTGGAGACGCTGCCGGGGGCCCCCGGTGTACCAATCCCACGCATCATCAAAGCCGTTGGCCGACATGGCCGTCTGCTCTGAGTGCGGGTCATCGATAATTACCAAGTCGCCACCACGCCCGGCAAGGTTCGATCCCACTCCCACGGCGTAGTACATCCCGCCAGAAGCAGTGTCCCAACGACCAGAAGCTTTACTATCAGAAGCGAGTTTGACATTCGGGAAGACCTCCTTGTACTCGTCACTGTCAATCAAGTTCTTCGTCTTACGTCCAAAGTTAACCGCAAGTTCCGTTGTGTGGGTAGCCTGAATGATCTTCATCTTCGGGTTCTTGCCCATCATCCACGCCGGGAACAAAAAGGATGCGAACTCAGACTTCGTGTGTCTCGGTGCCATGTTGATGATCAGGCGCTTCAGCTCGCCACGGGCTACGCGCTCTAACTTTTCAGCGATGATGTGGTGGTGCCGACCAGCGATGAACTCGGGCCACATAGATTTTACAAACGGCAGAAACTCATTCTGACAAGCTTCATTCTTCTCGAGCTGCGCGAGACGGAGTTGGAGCTTTAACTCCTGATCAGATACATCCATCGGGGGACCCTAAAGTGCACAAACAGTATGCAAGAATATGCCTTTTTATTTGACAGTGAACAAGCCTTGAGCATCTGCCTAATAATTAGGCAGTGTTTCACGTGAAACATCCATATCATTTTTCACAGGATTATTTGTCAGAAACATGGCCCTTGCAACCGGCTGGGCGCGTGTGGGCCCGGCGGATCGCGGGCGCGGATCCGATGATCGAGGGCCACCGATCTGACCCGATAGGCCGGGGCCCCTGCCTGATCTGGCGATCTGTGCGGCGAAAATCGCTCGGCAGCGGGCGCGACCCGGTCCTCGATCCTAAAAAAAATTTGGCAAAACTGGCGGAAATCCGCCAATTCGCGATTTTTTGCTGAAAATTCGTTCCAGATTTCGCGACCGGGTTCTGCGGTTTTTTGGCGATTTTGGGCAAAAACCATAAAAAAGGGCGAAAAAATCCGGGGCCGGTCGCCCGGCTGCTGGGCCTCGAGGGGCGCGGATCGCGGTGTTTGCATCCCGATTTGACAAACAAAAGGCCGTCTCTCGTCGAGCTGGGGATCGATGGCCGGGCTCGAGGACGGCGAGCTGCTCGAGGATCGAGGCCCGTGCGCCGGATTTCGTTCAGCAGCGGGCGCGGATCGAGCTGCACGGGCACGGGTTCCGCCCGCTGCTGACGCGATTTCGCCGCACAAAAAGCCGTCTCTCGTCGATCTCGTGCCCGGTTGCCGTGTCCTAGTGCCTCGAGCTGCTCGAGAATTGCCCGTTTTCCGGGGGTTTCGGGCCGAAATCCGCGAATCTAGAATTGAGCTGCACGGCGCTCGGTACGTTTGGCGCGGTCCTCGAGGCCCGGGGCCGGGCATGATTCACTGGGAAAAGGACAAAT